TGCCAAACACATTGAGTGTTTTGGTCTACGTCATTAGCGAAATCTGATGCTAAGATGTTCAGGGCATTCATTTCGGGGATCTGACGCTCAAAGCATCCGGTCCTGTTTACGTTACGTATCCACTCTACAAACGGCAGCATTCCAAGCGGGTTCTTCTCGTTGTTTCCAACACCGAAGTCCCATTTACCATCTGAGTTCTGCGCAACATATCCGTTGACAACTTCATATCGACGGTCCTTTGTGAATACCGTGTAATACTTGTTGCCTTGCTTATCAATGCGGAATGAAACGTCCATTATTGCTCGTTTATCCGGATAGTAGTTTGAATAAACCTTAAATGCGTTTCTAGGATCAAGCACCATGTACTTAAAATAGCTGTCACCATCAACGTAGTCTGTATTTACATCCGTGTAGGTGTAGCAAATTCCGCAGATTTCAACGAAGCTTGCAAGTTCCTGTGTCTTGCAGCGTACTTTTTCTGCGTCGTAACACGAGTTTAGTTCCGAAATTGCCTTAGATTCGCTTGTTGTTCCACCATCGTTATCGCCATGTTGAACAAGGGTTATAGGATTGCCCCAATTAAACGACGTTTTGAAATTTGTTATCTCGTCTGCGACATTGTCGATGTCGTGGATATCTATGTCTGATCGATATGTCTTTATCCTTTGAAGCGGCTGAACACCTGAAACAAAGTTCAGAAGACCGTTACAATCACTTGCTATATCGCTATGGGCCGGAATAGAGTCTCTCAGGACCTTTATCACGTTCTGTTCCGTGATTTCCGGTGCGTCTGTGTATATTTTATTTCGTCCCTTGCCTAGCATAATGTTCTGTGTTTGTCCTCGTCGCATAAGAAAAGCACTCCGGAGGCTTGGAGTGCTAATCTTGTTCTTTGGTTAGTTTTCAGTTTAGTAGCTTGCGCTTAAATTTAAATCATCAAAAGGAGTCATTACTTGACAATACACAATTACCATGTCAATAGGGGTCATGTCAATGCTCAACTACTACATTTTGTATTTTTACATCATAAAACGACTAGATATTGTGTTTTTCGTTGTAAATCTTCGTGAATTCCGCAATTGACTTACGGTGAATTTTTTTCGCAGTGGAATCTCTCAGGTTCATGATCATGACAGTGTCATAAAATCCATTCCCGTCGTAATATCTGACTGTCAAATACTCTTTGTGCCGGTCAATTTTCATCTTTTTCGTGATTTCTTCGAATTCCGCACGCCGATGCTCGATGATTTTGTTGGTTTTATAGATTTCACGCTCAATATCGACTATTCTCCCGACAATATTGGCCATCTTATCACCTGATCCTGACGTTTGTATGCTCTCTTTGTCGGTCCGGACCGTACAACTTTCTGCAATTGCACGAAGTTCCATTATCTGCACCAATCGCTTGTGATTCTCCTCGGCAAACTCTGACAGACTCATCAAGTATTGTTTTGTGTCCTCTTCTGTGAATTTTCTCCCCATTTTGTCCCCTTTTTGTTTTTTTAGAATTTTTACAAGAAGTTTCGCATAATTCTTGCGGCTTTTCGCTCAGGTCGCGTTGCAAACAGTGCAAAATTGGCTAATGCGTCCGGCACGTCATCGTGCTTGTTCTTTCCCGACACCGAATACGACAAAAGCTGATTGATAAACTCGCCATAATCACTTTGACGCTTATAGAGACTCTTGTCTTTGAACAAAACATGCTCCTTGACCCAATTCGAATTGACAATGATCCTAGTCTCTTTGTTTGTTTCGGTCGGTTTTGTGGTTATGCTGCACCTACCACCATGTTCCTTGACCTTCTGTGCCACATTAAACGCCAAACGGTCACCACCGGCATTTGACTCAAACTCACAACGCTGCATGTTATGATCGCAAATTAGCTTTGCTAACTTCTGCTCCTGAAGGTTGTAGTCGCTTGAATTGTCACATACACAGTCAACCAAGTAGTAATCATCGTCAAAAACGTATATTATGGGCATTACCATGTAGTCAATACCCTTGGATTTTGTGTCACATACGCCAATAATCGCATCCGGTTCACGCTCCGGAAGTGCAAAATATGTCCTCAGGTCGTCAGAATGATATAGCAGACCTTCACGTTCAATAGGCTCGTTCTTGTATAGGCACCGGTACGACACTTCATCCATTGCCATTTCTTGCTCGTGGAAGAAATCAACGCTGAATCCATTTATGTCGTATTCGAAGTTTGACTTCCCTGTGGCCGGATCAATATCAGGATATGCGATAAATCTTGCTCTATCGTTGTCCTCATACATCAATTGCAGTCGTCCAATGATGTCGTGAACCGACCACCGCGTGCAGAGATGTAATTCTTTACATCCTTCAATCTTTCTTTGTCTTGCGTCAACGGTATATATATTCCAAAGCTTATCAAGTATATTCTTGTTTAGCGCTTCTTCTATGCCGCCTATAAAGTCATCACAGCACAGATACTTACTTGCTCTGCATTTGCCGGCGTTTTTAGCGCCCACGCTCGTACACTGAATCGAACTGAATGGCTTGTACTTGCCAAAGTTGATTGTCTCACTCTTGGCATTTGTTGCCTGAAGTGATGCCTTTGGGAATATCTTGTTCCAAGTGTACTCCGTCTCGTTAGTCGTTATATCAAGTATGCCATCGTAGAACATCCTAGTAATTTCTCCACTATGCGAGAAGAACAGACTGAACCCTTCAAGATCCCGTCCTATCACCCATGAGATGAAAAACTTCTCAAGCGTGGTTTTTCCAGTTCCCGGCGGGAGACTAAGCGATAAAACGTCGAGTTTATCGTCTTCTAGGTCTTGCAACGCCTGAATAATCCCGATTTTTCTAAAGCATTTACGACGAGGCTTGTAAAACTTGTCCTTTTCCTGACGGTTTCGCTCAAGATAGTTCAAGTATGAGTTAAACAAGTATGGCGCCTCACACCTTACGCACTCGTAATACTGCTCAAGATACTCAGCTTTGACACCATGCGCGTTACAATACGCATCAAGATCATCAACATTACCACCGTTTGTCGCTTTTATGATGGCCTTATTTATCATTCCCTTAACACGAGTCGCTAAAGCTTTGGCATAGTCAATGTCTGCATCCTTCTCGTAAAACGCTACATTCACTCCGGTAACATATGCATCAAGTATCGCATCGTCTACGCCCTTCTCTTCGACGTATTTATCATATTGTCTAATAGCACTCTCTAGTTCTTTACTTGGCATAATAATTCCTGACTGTTATATAAACCCCTATTGATATTCCGAGTATCACTAGCTGTATTCCAAGTATTATTAGTTTTACTATCAGCACTATACCCATCTCTTATATCCTCACAGAGTAGTAGTTAAATATATATAAAGGCCCTTTTTGCCCTTGGAAATATTTTGGGGACTAACCCCGCGCTCGGTGGTTTACATAATTAACCCCTACGCCGTTTGGCTGTCTGATCCTGTCATCAAGTCATATTTGGGACCGGTTCCGGAACCATTGCCGGCGATCCTGTTAAAATAATCCCGCGCAGCCTAGAAAAAATATCATCTTTTCGCTAAAGATAAGTTTCGCGAACACTTGAAAAATGCCCTCAAACCCGCATAAATACTAGCTTTTCGGCTGTTTTCGCTTGTCTTTTTTAGGATCATTGCCGGCATTATTAGCAATTTTTGCTATACTTAAGTCGGGCAATTCCGCCGCAGTCATAGCCGGCCCTTGTAATTCTATCGGGATCGGCGCCAAATTGTCATTGTAATTAAACATGGCTTTTAACTTGAATATGCTAGCGACTGAGTCATTGTTTAAAAGGCTGTTTTCGCACTCGGAAAACCATCTTTTAGCATTCTGTATATCTATATCACTAGATTTTTTAATCAAACCATTTTTAAGGTTATATAAAACTTGACGATCAATATTAATAAACACTGTAAATTCTACAATATTTGGTTGTTTATTCTTTTTATACTTATAGACTAGTTGAGTATATGTATTGAATAATATATCTATAGTTTTATAGTCATATCTGTTATTATATCCGTTATTATTATTTAATATTATAGATACATATTCCCTATATATATATTTAAGCATATCCACAAAAAGGCCGTTATTATCTTTTATCAAGTCGGGATCATCTAGGCCGTTTATATATTCTGTCGCTAGTTCATGACATGTAAATTCGATATTGTCGACGACGTCCGGAACCGGCGCCGGATTTTCTGTTTTGTTTGTGATCATTTCAGACATATTAAAACCCCTTAAAAATATAATTGTTGATATATAGTTTCATATATAATCAGACTATATGTCAATGCTGTATATACATGCATATATAAACATGTCTAATTTTAGGCATGTTTTTTTGTTTAATTTTATACCTACTATTATATATATACATGTTGACTTATTCATATATGTATACTATTATATATACATCGATATATAAACATGTATATGCGAAAGGATGGATCAAACATGAAAAAAAGAGTAGTAGAAAACACACTTAAAGTTAGCATTTCACAAGGTAATTCAAAGATGGGAAAAATCCCGTCGGTATCATTGCCGCCGATTGTAACATGCAAACATTGCGAAACGTGCGCGAAAAAATGTTACGCGGCAAAACTTGCAAGGATATATAAAAACGTCCGCGCGTCGTGGGATCGCAATCTTGAAATACTCAATCAGGATCGCGCCGCTTATTTTTCGCAAGTATCCGCAGCAGCTGCGACATCTAAATATTTTAGATTCCACGTATCCGGCGACATCGTCGATGTTGACTATTTAGGCCGTATGTGCGGCGTCGCTAGAAAAAACGCCGGAACCAAATTTTTATGTTTTACAAAAAACTATGAAGATGTCAACGCGTATTTTTCAAAGCATACAAAACCGCGTAATTTACAGATCATTTTCTCGTTACCTTTTACCGGCGCCGTAATTGAAAACCCGCATAATTTACCGACTGCGGCCGTTATTCTTAAAGGATCGGAACCGGCCGACGATTGGAAAATATGCGGCGGGAACTGCAGTGACTGCGCATGTCGTGGCGTCGGATGTTGGGAACTTAAAAAGGGCGAAACTATAGCATTTTATGAGCATTAATACATGGAAAGAGGCGATAACATGAAAAATAGAAATGAAATCACAAACAAATTAAACCGACTTTTTGAGATACTCATGACAGAAAAAGACACCGAAAAAAACGAGAATATATGTTGTCAAATTGACGCTCTTTTATGGGTAATTGACGATAGAAGCGGGGCCCCGTTGCTAGATGAGAGATAACAGAATGAGGTAATCATATGTCAAGATGGACCGAAAACAAATATAAATATAAAAATAATTATGATGTATGGATCGGCGCCGACATGCATATATATCAAGTTAAAACCGATCAAAAAACGTTTATAGTCAGGCGGCGGCGCTTAGACTATAAACAAACATTAAAAAATCTGACTGCGGCCGGCTATACGGGTATTAGCTTTTTAGACATGGGCCGCGACGTAACTATTTAATAATATACGAGGTGATCACATGATAACATGTAAAAAAAGCGCTAAAAATGTGATAAAATATGACTATGTAAACGCGTCCAAATTATGGGACCGCTATATTGATATAATATGTGACATGTCACTAACTAGCGCGGAATTGCAGCCGGAAAGACGTCATTTTTTGCGGGCCGTAACGCGTCATATTGATATAAAAATATACATTGATTACTTATACGAATTAATCGACGCGGCGCGACCGGCTGACACTGAAAAATCACGCTGTTTTGATTTTGAATACGAGCGCGACATTGAAAACTTGATATATGATATCAAAACATTTTATAGCAGCCAAAAAGGGGTCTAATTATGACATATAACGACATCGAAAACAAACTAAAAGCGTTAAAAATTGCCGGCGCCGTTGCGCGGGATTTTGAGAATGAATTTTATACAATTTACGAGATTTTGTTTGATCCCGATATCACACTAAACAAAATACGCGCGCGCGCTGCTGATTTGAGTATATTTTTTGGCGCTAGCGTTGAAATTGAACCGGCCGCCGGAACCGTCTATCTGAAAATATTCAAAAATGAGCGCGGCGCCGTAAATATCGGCGGTTTTACTCAGGATATCGCGGACGGGATCGCGGGGTATGAATTGCCATTGATCATCGGTCAAAGTGAAAACGGGACGCGTTTATATTATGACTTGACTAAATGCCCGCATTTATTAGTAGCGGGGTCGACCGGTTCCGGTAAATCTGTTTTTATGCATAATTGTATTATATCGGCAATTTTTGCAGCTGCTAACATTGTTTTGATAGATGTAAAGCGCGTAGAATTTTCTATGTATGAGAATATCCCACATTTAGCGGCGCCGATATCATACGACGCGCGCGCAGCTTTTAAGGTTTTAAAAGATGTATGTTGTGAGATGGACCGACGTTACGAATTATTGAAAAATAACAATTGCCGTAATATTGTAGAATATCGCGAAAAATCCGGTAAATTAAATTATATGGTAGTATTTATTGATGAGATGGCCGACTTGATTTTAAGTGATCATCGCATTGAAAAATATTTAATCAGGATCGCGCAGCTAGGACGCGCCGCCGGCATACATCTCGTAGTAGCTACGCAACGTCCCGACGCGCAAATTTTAAGCGGATTAATTCGAATAAATATTCCTAGTAGGGTATGTTTTGCGGTCCAAAAAGCGGCCGACAGTCGTATTATTCTAGATATGACAGGCGGCGAAAATCTACGCGGCGCCGGCGACGGTTTATTTTTGCCGATAGGATCAAAAAAACCTATACGAATACAAGCGCCGTATATAACAACGGCCGCGCTAAATGATTTTATTGAACGCGCGCGACATGTAAACGACTAACAAACTATATATGTTTTATCCATCCATCCGGCCCGCTATGCTGCGGGCCATTTTTTTATGTCTCAGGATCGCAGCGGCATTTTTCACGCGTTGTAATGTCCATTTTCCGGCGTTTTGTGTATATACTCGTATATATATATATACGTTGTGCAAAATAAGCGCTTAAAACGGCAAAATAGCGGGATTTTAGGCGCGTTTACATAACTAGTCAATTATTGACCGCGTTGGTCTGTCATGTTCATAATTTGTTAACATTCGATAGAATAGCGGGTGTATTTTTTCGGGATCTTCGGCGGCCGGATTTTTTTCTCCGGACGGAGCTTTTCCGGAAAAATTTTAGTACGCGGCTTTTGAAATTGAAAAATGATTTTAGTACGCAGCTTTAGTACGCGACTTTTTAGTACGCGACTTTGGCAAAAAGAAAACACTTACCATAATCAGCAAGTGTCTTCCATCTTCCCTATTCTGTTATGTCTATGCCGTAATTCTTCTTCAGATCATTCGCTACCAACTCCACGATATAAGCGTTGACCGATTTGCCCGTCTTCTCTCGGATGATTTCTTTTGATCCCTTTGGTAATAACAGTGAAACGGTATCATGCTTATTCCGGTAATTGTTTTGCGCTCTCAGGACATAGTCTTTTGTCTTTCCTGTTTCGTTGTCTGCCATAGTCAATGCTCCTTCTGATATAATATGTTATATATTCAATTATACATAAACAATTATATTTTGCAAGCATTTATTTTCGATTCCGCTTATATTTTTTCGGATCATCGAATTCTACAATAAAAGTGACTCCGGAATCTATGTCAGTTACTTCTAGTACGCGATTTCCTGAGGCATTACGCCCTTCTTGTACGTCAAATACGGCCCTGTCATACGTAGCGTCATACCCCCTTAATTTATATCCCCCCACTCTCATTTTATTCCGCATCTGATAATGGTTTTCGTAAG